AGAAAATCAAAAAGAATCAGAGCTAACTGTACCTTTACAATTCAGTAAAAGATTCTTAGATGTTTTAGGTAATCCTGGATTTGGTATTATCTCACCGATTAAAGACGCTTTTATAGATCTTAGATTGACACCTCAACAACTTTCTTTAGTTGATATTGGTAAGGAACCTGATACAGCTACTTTTACAACTGTTCAGAAGTTATCTACACATTTCAAAACAACTGATCAATCTATGTTAAATACTTTAATCAAACCACTAACTCGTGAAGATGCTCTTGTTTATCACATAAACAGAGTTGAAATAAGAATTGGTAGATTAATTAAAAAACTTTTTCACGATACATTTAGTGATGTCGAAATAGAAAAATTTGTTAATCAGTATAAGTCAATTTTAGACCAAACTGCATTAGATTTTGAATTGTGGAGAGGTGTTGATATTGGAAGAGGATATGTTTCCTCTAATTATACTTTTACTGGATCAAGTTCAAATGCACTTATGAATTCTTGTATGAATGATTGTACAGACTGGATTGATTTTTATATGGGTTGTCCAGTACAATTACTTGTTCTATTAAATGAAGAAGGACACATTTTTGGTCGGGCTCTTATTTGGGAGATAGGAAAAGGAAAATTTTTGATGGATAGAGTTTATGTTTCTTTTGACAGAGATTATTTTAAATTCATTGATTATGCTAAGTCAAATGGATGGTGGTGGAAAGCTGAGAATAAATCAGGAGCATCTATTCCTTATACAAATGGTAAAGTGACCGATTGGTTTCCAGTTGAAATAAAATTAAATTTTGATTTTGATGAATATAAGGATTGGGGAATACCTTATTTAGATACATTTTCATATTGTCAGGAGGATAAATTGACAAATTATATACCAAAAGATGGTACTTATTACATTTTAACATCAACTGATGGTGTGTATGATACTAATAATGTGAAAAGTGTAGATTTTGAAGAGATAAATTAATATATAGTGTATGTCAAAGATTTTAAGGTATAAAGATTATAGTCTATCAGAAGAAAGGGCACTTGAGTTAATTCAAAATATATGTAATCCTCAAATGAATGAATCTAAATTAGGAGATGATTTTAAATCAATTGCTTCGAAGTTATCTAAAGATCTAAAATTTAATTTTGGACTTATTGCTACTTTTGGTGCCGGAATTAAATTAATGTTGCCAGTTGTGAATAGTTTTATTAAAAATGGAACATTCAACTTTGAATTAAATCAGGAAAATCTAATACTTTTGACAATAACCATAGTTGCTATTTTTTATTTAGAGGAAACTGCAAATAAAGCGGGAGATGAGTTAAATGCTGATGGTGAAAAGAGTATAGTAACTAAGAAAGACGCACAAACTTTGTTAGAAGAGCTAAAGATGAGAGGTATAGGACAGGGAATAGTAAAGAAATTTGTTGCATCTTTTGGTTCGATTAGTAAATTTTTCAAGATGTTATTCCGTGGAACTCCTTATGTTATCAATGGTCTTTTAGATATGTTTGGATATGCTTCACTTATGGTTCCATGCATGAATGCACTTTCATCTTTCATTGGAAAGTATGATATGACTATTGAGACTATTTCGACCAACTTACTAAGTCTGGGAGTTGGAGTAGGTGCTCTTTTAGCTAAACAAGGAGTTTCTTGGTTAGTAAAAAGTATTAGTAAAGGATTAGGTATAAAGAAGTTAGGAAAAGATTTAGAAAAACCGATAGAGGTGAGGCCTTTTGATATCATTGATGTTGAGACAGATAATCTAGAAAGAACGAAGTTAATTAAAGAGCAATAAGTGTTTAAATGTAGTAATTTTAATTAAACAAGATTATCAATAAAATGTATAATGACTATGATAAATAGTTCACTTGAAAAAGTATTTTTCAATTACATATTAAATAATAGAAAATTTTTTGAATTAGTAAAGCCTTATTTCTTTAGAAACTCTGAAATTCAGTTTGTTTATGGTGTTATACGAGAATACATGATAAAAAAAACTGATGCTAAAGCACCAAGTCCAAAACAAATCTTAGATATGATTGCTTTAGAAGATAAAGAAGGTATCATTACTAAAGAAATTCTAAAATCAATTTTACAGGTTAATTTAGCTGAATACGATGAAAAGAATTTTATCGAACCTAAATTCAATGCTTGGGTTTTGACTAATCGGTTGAAAACTGGAACGGTAGATATTATTGACGAAACAAGAAATTTTGATTCTATCTCTGATTTTGAGAAAGCTATCGAAGCTGCTGAAAGAATTAGAGGAATAGTAGATGAAATGTCATCGACTAATTTTGTTGATGATGATGATATTGGTTCTGACTTTGATGATCCTGAGCATCACTTACAAGATACATCTAAATTTAAAGTTAAATCAGGATTTGAAACCGTTGACCATATGCTTGGTGGTGGTTGGGATATACAAACTTTGAATTGTATTATGGCTGAGACCAATAATGGTAAATCACTTTGGATGCAAAACTTTGCTGTTAAATCGGCAGATATGGGTTCAAATGTTCTTTACATTACTTTAGAGATGTCGGAAAGAAAAGTAATGAAGAGATTAGGATCAATGCGTTTGAAGATACCTATCAATGATTATGATAAACAAAGTAAGGATACTGAGTTTATTAGAAAAAGAATTGATAATATGGGTTCTTTGAAAGAAGGTGGTGATTTATTTCAAAAATCAGTTGGTAAGATATTTACAAAATTCTGGGCAGCTGGTACAGCTACAATATTAGATTTTGATAATTATATACAAAAACTACAACAAAGAAGAGGTGTAAAAATCGATTTAATCATTGTAGATTATATTACTTTGGTAGCTTCACCAAAGGGTGCTAACGATTCTCTTTACACAAAGGGTAAACATTTAGCAGAAGGTTTAAGAGCACTTGGTGCTAAATATAAGTGTCCAGTGATAACTGGTGTTCAGGTAGCAAAGGATGCTTGGAATTCGAGTGATATTACATTAGAAAGTGTTCCAGAAAGTAAAGCAATCGCAGAGACCGCAGACACTTTTTGGGCAATTATAAGAACAGAAGAAATGAAACGGTTAAATATGTATCGATTCAAATTACTCAAGCAAAGGGATGGTGACTTTTTGAAAAGTCAGATTAAACTTACATTAAATTCAACCTTTCTGACTTTAGAAAATGACCAATTTATAGATGCTTAGAATGTCTGTTATAACTTTTACTAATGATTTCATATAATATGTATTAAAAATTAACTACTCGTAAGATAAAAGTGATACACTTTTAGAAAAAATAACAAACATGAATGCCAAAGAAAAAAGAATTTGATGAAGAATCAGAGGATGACTTTTTAGAAAATGAATCCGAAAATTTAGATGATTATACTCCTGATGAAGAACTTGGTGAGTCAAATGATGAAATTGTAGTCGTGCCAGATGATGAAGATAACATAGATATTGTTATTGAAGTATCTGATGATGATTTTTCTGAAGAAGATTCTGTTGACAAATCTACTGAAGAAACTGATGGTGTTGTCTTGTCTAAGCATAAAATACAAGGTAAACATTCATTGAAATATGACTCAATCTTTAAGGGTAAAAAAGAGGAGGTTAGTGAAGAAGATGAAGTAAATAATCATTATCATAATGATAAATTTGAAGTTGATAGAGGTAGTGCCTTTTATTCAGAATCTTATGATAATGAATCTTATTTACGCCATAAAAGAGTAAAAGAAAGAGTTTATGAAGTCCTTTCTACTAAAACAACATTAAACTTCTTGAATAATAGAAGGAAACCATCCAGAGTAGATTTTAACAATTACTATTTATTATTAACAATTGAATTAGACTCTGAGCGATTCACAAATGTTGAGTTATTTAATGAACTGGCTGTTTATTTTTCTGATAATTTATTCAATATGTTTAAATTATTGGATAATAAATGGAGAAATCTAATCATATTAGAATTACAAGACCATATTGGTAAAAATACTAACTCAAAGGAAATAACTAATCGTAATATTTATCTTGGCACTGAGTTAGAATTTGAGCAACAGGATATACTTGGTGAAGTTAAGTTATACACTGGTGTTGTTGTTGAAACCAACTATGATACATCAATTTTCAAAATCGACTCTTATGAAAATGTATATGAGATTCATATTTTATTCATTACCAAGATATTAAACAATACCAAATTTAAACATAATTTAAATAAATTAGACAACATTGATTTTCTCTAAAAAAACCAAATTAGAGGAAAATAAATCAAAAATGTCTTCAATATATAAAAACTCATCGAGAAAAAAAAGAACATTTTATGGAGGAAACCTTATTAAAAGAAACAAAAAAAGTAAAATCAAATAACCCTAGTGTCACAAAAAGAAACGGATATGCTGAGGAATTCAACGCTGAAAAAATCAATAAAGTCCTTTTGTGGGCTACTAATGGAATTAGTGGTGTATCTGCCTCAGATGTGGCTATGAACGCACATATTCAATTCTATCCTGGAATTAAAACTTCTGAAATTCATAAAGTTTTAATTCAATCAGCAGTAGATTTGATTTCAGAAAAAACACCAAATTATCAATATGTAGCTTCTAATCTACTTAATTACCTACTTCGTAAAGAAGTTTTTGAAACCAAAGTAGAAATGCCTAATCTATTGGATGTAATTAAAAGAAACATTAAATTAGATTTATATGATTCAATCATATTAGACAATTACACAGAAGAAGAAATTACTAAAATTAATTCATCTATTAAACATGATAGAGATTATCAATTGACTTATGCTGGACTTCAACAATTGATTGATAAATATTTAGTTAAAGATAGAAGTACTGGAAAGTCATATGAAACACCACAATTTTGTTTTATGATGATTGCTCTTACCGTCTTTGCTTCTTATGATAAAGAAACTAGAATGGAATATGTAAAAGAACTTTATGATTTAATTTCTGAACATAAGATTTCTCTCCCAACTCCAATTATGGCTGGTATCAGAACTCCAAATCGTCAGTTTTCCAGTTGTACTCTAATTGAAATTGGCGATTCGTTAGATTCAATTTTCTATGGTAATGTAGCTATTGGTCAATATGTGGCTAAAAGAGCTGGTATCGGTATCAATGCTGGTGGAATTAGAGCTCTCGGTTCTAAAGTTAGAAATGGTGAAGTAGTTCACACAGGTGTTATTCCATTCTTTAAAATGTTCCAATCTACTTTACATTCTTGTTCTCAAGGTGGTATTAGAAAAGGTTCAGCTACTCTTTATTTCCCTTGGTGGCATAAAGAAATTGAAGATGTATTGGTTCTTAAAAACAACAAAGGAACTGATGATAACCGTGTAAGACACATGGATTATGGTATTCAATTTGAGAAATTATTTTATTCTCGATTTGTTTCTAATGGTGATATTTCACTTTTCTCACCTTCTGATGTTCCAGGACTTTATGATGTATTTGGACTTCCTAAATTTGAGGAATTATATTTAAAATATGAATCAGATAAGAAAATTCCGAGAAAAACAATTAAATCTCGTGATTTAATGAATGCCTTTGCTCAAGAAAGAATTGGTACTGGTAGAATGTATGTTATGAACATTGATAATGCTAACAACAATTCACCATTCACTCAAAGAATGAAGATGTCAAATCTCTGTGTTGAAATTATTCTTCCAACTTCTCCAATTCAAAACATTTATGATGTTGATGATAAGAAAGAAACTGAACAATACTCAGAGGGTGAAATCGCACTTTGTACCTTGGCAGCTTTTAACTTGGGTAATATCAAATCTTGGAATGAACTTTACAAAGTAGCTGAGTATATTGTTAGAATCTTAGATTATGTAATTGAGAATCAAGATTATCCAATTAATGCGGCTAAGAAAATGTTAAAGCGTAGAAGTATTGGAGTTGGTGTGACCAATTTCGCTTATTGGTTGGCCAAACAAGGTGTTAAATATTCTGATAAAGAAGCTCTTTTCTATGTAGATGAGTTGTTTGAACACATTCAGTTCTCGTTGTTGAAAGCTTCTAATAAACTGGCTCAAGAGTTTGGTAAGTGTGAATTATTTGATGATACAACTTATTCAAAAGGTGTTCTTCCGGTTGATCGATATAACAAAAATGTTGATGAGTTGATTAAGAGAGATTTCTCTTGTGATTGGGAAGATTTGAGAAAAGACATCGAACAATTTGGATTAAGAAACTCTGTTTTAACAGCCTTGATGCCGGCTGAATCATCAGCAGTTGTTCAAAATGCTACTAATGGTATTGAACCGATTCGTTCACTTGTGATTACAAAAAAGTCTAAATCAGGTTTAGTGAAACAAGTAGCACCTGAGTGTATTAAACTAAAAAATAAGTATGAATTAGCGTTTGATATGCCCGATAATCGTGGATATACTAACATTTGTGCAGTTATTCAAAAGTGGATTGACCAATCTATTTCAGCTAATCATTATTACCAATATTCATCTGATGGTATTTCAATTGGTGGTGTAATTAAAGATATTCTTTACTCTTACAAATATGGTTTGAAAACTCTTTATTATGCTAACACTGATGATAAAAAATCTGATGATTTAGATGCTATGGGTAACGGTTGTGAATCTGGAGCTTGTTCTATTTAAACATTTCAATAATTAAAACTATAAGTAATACATAAAATTATAAATTATGAAACATATATTAAACTTAG